ACTAACACAAGTATTGGTTGGTATTTAGAACAATATCAAACACCTGAAACACCATATTTTGTTTCTGAACTAAGAGGTAACCAAGTTTACGATATGTTTAAAGTTATAACAATATCTGATGGTAACAGTGCAAACAGAGAAGTAAAAGTTTCAATTATGAATATCTCATTTAATAATGGAACTTTTGATGTTGTAGTACGTGATTTCTTCGATACAGATGCAAATCCTGTAGTTTTAGAGAAATTTACTAACTGTACAATGGATATCAACCAAAATAGTTTTGTAGCTAAGAAAATTGGTACATCCAATGGTGAATTTGAATTAAGGTCAAGATTCATAATGTTAGAAATGAATGAAGACGCACCTATGGATTCACTACCTTGTGGGTTTAGAGGATATCAAACTAGACAGTATTCAGGAGTTAAATCACCATTTTTAGAATATAAAACAAAATACGACACACCAGGTGAAGTTATTTGGAACCCACCATTTGGTGCGGCTTCAGGTACGGACAATGAAACAAGAAGTTCAGGTGATAGAGTAAGAAGAACATACTTAGGTGTTTCCAACACTGCTGGTATCGACGCGGATTTCTTATCATATAAAGGAAAACAAAACCCTACTAATTTGGCTACCGCAACTGATTCTCAACCATGGTCTTACCTAACTAAAGGTTACCATATGGATTCAGGAGCGACTGTAATAACAATTTCATCTAATTATGTTACTTCAGGTGAAACGGCTTTTGAAGTTGGTGATGCGAGTTTTGACGGAGAACCTCAGAACGAGAGTAACCCGTATTATAGATTAAATGCACGTAAGTTCACTGTAGTACCATCAGGAGGTTTTGATGGGTGGGATATCTATAGAGAATATAGAACTAATGGTGACAGATACCAATTAGGAGCGGCAGGTTTTAGAGCAGGTGCAGCACCTTCCATAACTTATCCAACGGCAACAGGATGGGGAGCGTTTAAACAAATTGTCGGTCCAGATAAATTAACTTGGGCTAACACTGATTATTACGCATACCTATGGGGTCAATATACATTTAATAACCCTGAAGCGGTTAATATAAATGTATTCACAACACCAGGTATTGATTATGTTAATAATTCTAACCTTGTTGAGTCAGCAATTGATATGGTAGAACAAGACAGAGCGGATTCAGTCTACATCTGTACCACACCTGATTATCAAATGTTTACACCTTCTTTAGGGAATTTCGATACGGACTTCATTTATCCTGAAGAGGCGGTAGATAATTTAGAGGACACAGGAATTGACTCTAACTACACCGCAACTTATTACCCGTGGATTCTTACGAGAGATACAGTTAATAATACACAGATTTATCTTCCACCAACAGGTGAGGTTGTTAGAAACTTAGCATTAACAGATAACATCGCTTTCCCATGGTTCGCATCGGCGGGTTACACGAGAGGTTTAGTTAATTCTGTTAAAGCACGTAAAAAACTAACACAAGAAGATAGAGATACACTTTATCAAGGTAGATTAAACCCAATAGCAACCTTCTCCGATGTCGGTACAGTTATTTGGGGTAACAAAACTTTACAGATTAAAGAATCTGCACTTGATAGAATAAATGTTAGAAGATTATTACTACAAGCACGTAAGTTAATTTCGGCAGTGGCGGTAAGATTATTATTCGAACAAAACGATGAACAAGTTAGACAAGAGTTCTTAGACTCAGTTAATCCTATCTTAGATAGTATTAGAAGAGACAGAGGTTTGATTGACTTTAGAGTTACAGTTTCAAACACACCTGAAGATTTAGACTCTAATACGTTAACAGGTAAAATTTACTTGAAACCAACAAGAGCACTTGAATTTATAGATATTGAATTCTTGATTACTCCTACAGGAGCATCTTTTGAAGATATTTAATAACTAACTATATTTATATTAAGGAGGAGGGTTAATTCCCTCCTCTTAGCCAATTAAACGTTTAAACAAAAATAAAATGGAATTCAAGAAAAAAACACTTAACGAGTCGTTAAACGTAAAGTCTGACGGAAAAAAGTCTTTTTCTAAAAAACCTCAGAATATTGTAATATCTGAGTCACAACTAGAAAGACTAATGGTAAAAATTAATAAAAAAAACTAAGTAGAAAATGAGTTTAAAGAAGGTTATTAGAGAATTTTATCACGAAAAAAAATTACAAGAAGGGTTTGACCCTGAGGGTAATCCCGATTTAAAGTATTATGCTTTTGATTGGGACGATAATATTGCGACTATGCCAACACAAATCATACTTTTGTCCGATGAAGACGAAGAGGTAGGAATGTCAACAGAAGATTTTGCGGACTATAGAGGTATGATTGGTAAAGAACCTTTTGAATATAAGAATAAAATGATTGTGGGGTATGCCGATGACCCTTATAGAAATTTCGGAGTTAAAGGTGATAACGCCTTTATAGTTGATTCCCTATTAGCAAAACCAGGACCATCATGGAATGATTTTGTCGAAGCAATAAACGGGGGGTCAATTTTTTCAATAATCACTGCAAGAGGTCATACACCATCGGTATTACGTGAAGCGATTTATAATATGATAGTGACTAACCATAACGGTATTAGTAAGGAAACTTTAATTGACAATCTTAAAAAGTATCGTAATATGTCGGGTGATGAAGAAAAGGACTCATCTATAATGATTAATGATTATTTGGATTTAAATAAATACCATCCTGTAACATATGGTGAAGGTAATGCTGCGGACCCTGAGGAGGGTAAAATTAAAGCGTTAAGGAGTTTTATTGCGTATGTTAAAGAAATGAGTGAAAGAATCGGTAAAAAAGCCTTTCTTAAAAATGATATAAAAAACAATTTCGTACCAATGATTGGGTTTTCTGACGATGACCCAGGCAATGTAGAAAAGATTAAAGCATTTTTAGATAAAGAATATAAAGATAAACCAGTTAAAATGTATTTAACTAAAGGAGGAGATAAAAAAGAAGTATAATTATTATTATATTTTATTTGCTCTAGTAGATTACTGAAAAAAAAATAAAAGTAAATAGAAAAACTTTTAAACTGGATATTTATAATTAAATAAACTAAAGAAATATAAAACCAAAATACAATGGCAGACTTATTAATGAAAATGCCCGTTCCCTATGAACCAAAAAGGAAGAACCGATTTATACTATCGTTTCCATCTTCATTGGGTATTAATTCTTGGTATGTTGAGTCTACATCAAGACCTAACATCCAAATCGGGTCAACAGAGATTCCTTTTTTAAACACCTCTACATACGTAGCTGGTAGATTCGTGTGGAACACGATAAACGTTACATTCCGTGACCCAATTGGACCATCAGCGTCACAAGCGTTAATGGAGTGGGTTAGATTACATTCAGAGTCCGTAACAGGACGTATGGGATATGCTGCAGGTTATAAGAAAGACTTAGACCTAGAGATGTTAGACCCAACAGGTGTGGCGGTTGAAAAATGGATTCTACAGGGAACATTTTTAACTGATGTTAATTTCGATAGTTTAGGATATAGTGATGATGCGTTAGCTACAATTACAGCTACATTACGTCCTGATAGATGTATTTTGGTATACTAATATAAAACAAGTATTGATAAAAAACCAATCAATTGTATATTTAAAACCATAGAGGTCATTGAACTTCTATGGTTTTTTATTTAAATAAACTATTATGGACCAAGGAAAACAATACGGACAAGCTAATATGGACTTACCACATGATGTGGTACCATTACCATCACAAGGTATTTTTTACACTAATAAGAAAAAATCACTTAAAGTCGGTTATTTAACCGCACAGGATGAAAACTTATTACTATCTAATTCAGGAAGTAAAAACTTAGTGATGACATTACTAAAAAATAAAATTTACGAACCTGATTTTAATGTTAACGAATTATTAGATGGGGATGCCGAGGCAATATTAATATTCTTAAGAAATACTGCGTTTGGTTCTGAATATAACTTTGTATTAAAAGACCCAAAAACGGGTAAAGATTTTGAAACTAAGGTAGCTTTAGATGAGTTAAACATTGAAAAACCTAAAATAAAACCTAATGAAAAAGGTTTATTTGAATTTAATTTACCAAAAACGGGTGTCAATGTCGTATGTCGACTTTTAAATATTCAAGATACTAATGAGTTATCTGAATTACCTGATTTATACCCTAACGGAGTAACTGTACCCCTTGTTACTAAACGGTTAGAAAAAATAGTAGTTTCTATTGACGGTGATGAAAATAGAGAAAAAATATCAACATTTATAAGTACGCTACCTATTATGGATTCAAAATTTATTAGAAACACAATGAAAGATTGTGAACCTAAGTTGGACCTTAATAGAACTACTACAGCCCCGTCAGGAGAAAAAGTGACTATGCGTATCACTTTTGGGGCAGAGTTTTTTCGTCCTTTCTTCTAACTATAGGAAAATTATGCTCGATGAGTTCTACTATCTAAGTAAACATGTTAATATGTCTTACTCAGACCTACAATTAATGCCTACCTTTGAGAGAAAGTTTTTTATTGATAAACTTTCTTCTGAATTCCAAGAAAAAAACGAACAGATAGAAAAACAACGACAGAAATCTAGATAAACGATATTTATAATAAAAGATATTTTATATGTTTATGTTTCAGAGTGATGATATGGAGAAGGTAACGGGTAATATTGCCAGTAATATTAAACTAGCTGATATTTCCCTTCTTAAATTTACTGATAACCTTAAAAATAGTTTAACCGATATAAAAGGGGTAATTAACTCCGTGGCGGGTTATAATACCTTAGCCGCAAATACCGCTAGAGAGACTATGGGGTCCACAAGGGTTGTTGGTGACGCAATACAAAAAGCATCCGCTGCCGCCGCAGAAAATACTTTATTAGTTGGAAAAGGTGTTGAAGATAATATTAAATTATATGGGGCTTTAAATGAGTCCATGATGAGATTAACATTTTTCTCTGACAAACAAATTGAGGCGTTTCAAATCTTAGGTTTTACCGCTAATATGTCCGCCGCGGAATTAGCCACTATGGCGACTTCATTTGATACATTAGGTTATACTACCGACAAAACATTGGAAACGATGGAGGATATGACAAAACAAGCGAGGTCATATGGTTTAAATGTTTCAGAATTTATGGGTGGTGTTAACAAAAATTTAAAGTTAATGACATCATATAATTTTAAAGATGGTGTGAAAGGTCTTTCTAATATGGTTGCACAAGCTCAAGCTTTAAGAATTGATATGAGTACAACTGTTAATTTAGCCGATAAATTAATGTCCCCTGAAGCTGCGATTGAAACCGCGGCAGGTTTCCAAATGTTAGGTGGTGCCATTGGTAAACTAGGGGACCCATTCCAGTTACTTCACATGGCTCAAACGGATATGGAAGGTCTACAAGATAGTGTTGTTGGTATGGCCGCAGCATCAGTGAGTTTTAACGAAGAAACGGGTGAATTTGATATTCCTGTCACTGAGATGTATCGACTTAGAGAGGCGGCTGATTTAGCGGGGATGGGTTACCAAGAGATGACCGAATTAGCTATGAAGGCGGCTCAAAAGAATAAGAAATTAGATATATTAGGTAATCTTAGTGGTATAAGTGATGAGCAAAAAGAATTAATTTCTAATCTTGGTAAGATTAATAAAGACGGTAATATTGATATTACTATGCCTGACGGAACACTTAGACAAATTGGTCAAGGTTTCAATGATATGACGGCCAATGATTACACCGCATTAGAAAAAGTTGTAGCTAAAGATGCGATGAATGAACTAGATGTCGCTAAAAAATCGATGGGTTATCTTAATGAAATTGCTGCAGCCCAATCAGTTCTAACAAATATGACTAGACTACAATTAGCACAAGGTGACGGTTTTACAAATATAGCGGAAGGTTTAGTAACGTCTAGTACCAATGTAATTGACTCTCTTAAAGGTGAGAACGAAGAAGGTGAAAGAGGTAAAGGAAGAAAGGCACAAGAATTTTTTCAAATACCTGATAAAGTTGTCGAAGCGTTTTCTTTGGGATTAAGTCAATTAAAAGTGAGTGAAGAACAGGCCGATGAATTTGCGGACGCCGCGTATGGGTTTATTCAAAAGGCATTTGATATGGCAGCTATAGAATTTGGGAAATTTGATTTTGAAGGGGATGTTATGAAAAAACTTGAAGACCTTTTTCCGTCATCGACAGCAAAGCCTACTGACCGTTCAAATAATACAGAGATTCAACCTGTTACAGGTGAGGGTAATACAAATGAAAATAATGAAGGTGGGGAAGGTACCACACCAACTCAACGAGATAATTTATCTGTGAACAATTTAAATACCTCAAGCCTTAACATTAATGAACCAACAACAAGCTCCATTGCAACCAACTCTAATCTTAATGTTAATGGTCAAGTTAATTTAACCGTTGATAATATGCCAACTAATTCGGTAATGACTAAGGAAGAGTTTGCTAGTTATTTAATTAATAATCCAAATGCGATGGCGGCAATCAGTTCTCAGATATTTAATACAAATGGAACGTATGGTGGTTCTGTGACCGGTGGAGGTGTACCCTCATAATATTAATAGGGGTATCTTTGTATAAATCTATTCTTTTAGTTTACACAAAATTATGTTACCATCTATTTATCTAAAAAGAATATATAGATGTCATTAAGTCCATTATCATTTGATTCTACTGAAAATTTTAGAAAAAAATTATTAGTAAAAAATCTACAACCATATAATAGTGATGGTTTTACTCCTGCGTCACAACCAGGTCAAAGTGAAGTTATTATAAATGATATTGGTGTTATCGACTCTCAAGAGGTAGAAGTGATTGGTTCTGATGAAGGAAACTACGCATATGTTAAAAACCAATATGGACCTGAAGGTGGTTTTGGTGAACCAAAATCTATTGACGATATTACCTTTATAAATTCTGTAACAAGTTTTAGTAATACTTTAAATTTAGATATGAGTCAGGGAATACCTGCCTTAGTCGGTAAAAGTCCATATAATACTTTTATTGCTTCATCATACAATCCATTTATATTATTAACAAGTCAAAACCCGCAAGGGGATAATGGTTCATTATCTCAAGATTCTGATTTGGCTAGAATAGCTGCGGAATCACTTAAGACAGAGTTTCAATATAGAATAGCCGAAGAAACATATCAACAAACTATAGGTAGAGTAAATGCAATAGACGCGTTAACGGACCCATTTGATTTACTCGGTATCGTCACAGGTAATAAATCTATTATTGAGAGAGATTGGAAAATCTCAGTACCTAAGAGTTTAATTGGTAAAGGTTTAGATTTTATTAGTAGAGTTAGTGGTGTGTATTCACCATACTCATGGATACCTGGTGATTACTTTAGTTCCGAACCAAAACAAATGTATTTAAATCAAATAGCCAATAAAATAACGGGATTATTTGATAAAAGAGGTGTTTTAAAGTTACCCACCGAAAAGACAGGGATGCAAATATTCTTGGATAACACGGGTGGTGGACAACGTTCAAGACTTTTTCATGGACTTAGATTAAACCGTTACATACCTGATTACAACAAAAATTTCTTAACTGATTTATTTACAAAGGTACCTAAACAAAATTATTATGTAGGTAGTTCACAACAAGAAATGAGAGATGTTGTTGCACCTGCAGAGTCATTACCGTTAGATAGAGATGGTAATAAAACTCAAACACCCGTATATGGTTATGACGAGGTTGCTAAAATTTATGAAAACGAAGAGAAAGATAATCAATATAAATTTGGTTTAAATCAAACCTCAACATACGATGATGGAGGATTACAAGGTGGGTTTACTTGGGTTTCACCAAAATATAAAGATAGGGCGGGACAAAAAGTTGGTAAAGGTGCTGAATTTTTTGGTACTATTGACACGGATTGGAATGAACAAGGGGTTCAAAATACTTTTACAGCTACACAATCTGTAGATGGTTCAGGAAACTACCAATACACTAAAGGTTCGATATTAGATAATACTCAAAAATTAATTAACGCAGCCGATGAAGTGGTGGGTGTTAGGAAACTACAACATGTTGGTAATGCCATTGACCAAGTATCAAAAGTGTTTCATGATGGTACGAGAGAACTAACAAAAGGTTCGAGAGTAATTGCCTATAAAGATGTTGATGGTGATATCGTTGGACAGGAGTATTGTCGTGTATTCACTAAGGATACCCCATATTATTCTATGGGTGATTTACAAAAAACTGAGGGAATTACAACAGCAAATAGACGATTTACTTACTCAGTGTTAGATAGTACATATAATTTAAACATTGCACCAATGAGGGGTAATGAAAGTACAAACATAACAGGTAATGATTTTAGTCCTAAAGGTGAAGGGGTTAAAAAATACATGTTCTCTTTAGAAAATTTAGCGTGGAGAACCTCAAGAAAAAAGGGGTTCACCTATCAAGACCTACCACATTGTGAGAGAGGACCTAATGGTGGTAGAATAATGTGGTTTCCACCGTATGATATGAAAGTAAGTGAAACAAACTCAGCGAATTGGAATTCAAATGAATTTTTAGGTCGACCTGAACCAATTTACACATATAATAATACAACAAGAAATGGTAATTTAAGTTGGAAGATTGTGGTTGACCACCCATCAATACTAAATGCTATTGTGGATAAAGAATTAGCAAATCAAAGTAATAATAATAAAGTGACAGGTATTGTGGATTCATTCTTTGCTGGTTGTAGAAAATACGACATATATGAATTAGCCTTAAGATATCCCCAATTTACTTATAGTGATATCTACGAGATAATTGTTAACTCACCCGTACCTGAAGATGTAAAGGAAAATTTTGATTTTATAAACGCTGAAGTACCTGGAGATGAGGACCCCGCAGTTGAGGAGTATGTTGATAAAGTGACGGAGGAGACTTACAGTTTCTCTTATTATTTTGATAACGATGTACCGGGTCCGACAAACGTTCAATCTACAACCTCTGATGAATCTTACCAAACGACATTAACTAATTATATTGCTAGACAGACTGATTACAATAATAGAGCAACCGCAGAAAATAAAGTGGGGGTTAAGGAATTTTATGAAAAAAATATTTTAACAGGACCTGAAAAGGGTCCGTTACATAGTACTTTATTATTTATTGAAGGAGTGGGAGAGGCGTTAAATGCGGGTTCTACAGTTGAAGTTTTATTACAAGGTTCGGCATCGTCACCTAATAATGTTGATTATAATAAATCATTATCAAAGAGAAGAATCGATAGTGTTATACAATATATGTTACCATTAAAACCTTCAAATAGTCAAAAAACCTTACAACAATGGAAAGATGACGGTAAATTTATAATTAAAGAAGTTGCGTCAGGAGAACAGATAACTATTGGTGGTGTTGACTGTACGCAAGAATTACCTTCGTCCGATAAGGTGTATTCACCACAGGCGATGGGTTGTAGAAGGGTATTCTTTAACAGTGTTGTTGAAACACCATCTAAAGAGGAGGTTCAGGTAACTGATGAAGAAAGTACCCCACCTGTAGTTGATACTGAAACACAGACTGCAACACCTGAGAAACCAGTTATGAAACAACCAACAAAAACTGAAAAACAAAAACAGGAAGTTGCAAAGATAATAGTTAGAAAATTATTGACTGAGTGCGATTACTTTAATTTAGTAAAGGAAAGTTCACCGATGGTTTATAGTGGTATAAAGGAAAAAATAAAGTACTTCCAACCAGCATTTCACTCTATAACACCTGAAGGTTTAAATTCAAGACTAACTTTTCTACAACAATGTATTAGACCTGGTGACACTATACCAGTAATAGGTGATGATGGTAGACCAACTGAGTTTAATGCAAAGAACACATCATTTGGGGCTCCACCAATATGTATATTAAGAATTGGTGATTTCTATCATACTAAAATTGCTATTAATCAAATATCTATTAGTTATGAGCCATTAACTTTTGATTTAAATCCTGAGGGAATAGGTGTACAACCAATGTTAGCGGATATTAATATGTCATTTTTCTTTATAGGTGGTCAAGGATTGAAAGAACCCGTAAATAGATTACAAAACGCACTTTCATTTAATTATTATGCCAATACAGAGGTTTATGATGATAGGTCTGTAGTTACAGAACAAAGGGACGAGTTAAATCAAGAGATATGGGAATCGATAGAAAGTAATGTGACTTTTGGTTCAGATAATAGACCAACTAATGAAGACATACCAACTAAGGGTGTGACAATTGGTACAATTAAAACTGATGAATTAACCACTTATCCTACAACTACTACGAGCACGACTAGTGGTCAAACTTCTTTTAAAACAATAATGGCGACTGCGGTTGAGGATGTTAAAAATTACGCAAACTCAATTACCGACTCACTCACTCAAGTAGCAAATACTTACTCAATAGATGGTTTGGCTTACTTTACGGACGAAAGAAATTATACTGACGGTAAAACGTTAGGTTACTATACCGATGGATTTACAGGTACTACTACAGATACTAAACTATTCGGTAAACCAAAAGAGGATGAGTTACAAAATAAAATAAATAATCTTTTTGATGAAATAATTGATGATGTAAATAATGATAATTCACCATTACTTAAAAAGATACATAATAAGAATTTTACAAATGCTGATATAGATTTATATAAGTTTAATATAATCACTTTGATTAATGAAGTTAAACCAAATTACATATCGGATTATATGAGTGTTATGCCAAAAGTTGTAAATAATCAATTAAGTCTAATCGAAACCATAGATAAAATAAGTTTTGTAATGACTAATACAGATGGGTTTGCGGATAAGGCGAGAAATGTACAACAAGAATTGGAGGCCACTGATAATGTTGACAAAACTTCTAAAAACGCAAATAACACATACGAAGAAATGGAAAATGATATGGTGACTTTAAGTACTGACCTACAAGAGTTTTATGACCAAATATTTGACGATAATAAAAAGTTAGTAGAAAAATCATTTAAACCTGATTACTCATTTTCG